ATCCAATAGGATACAGAACGACCCAAAAGTTAAACAGGCTGCTAGTTGGGTAGCTGGGCAAATGGCAAAATCAGTCCTAAGGTAACCATTTTCGGTTTAAGAAAGTAGAACCCAATGCCGCAACAGATTGTTATTAACAACAACAACTCACTTCAAGTAATTGACACGGGTCCTCCCGGCCCTCCTGGAAAGTCTGTCGTCGGTCCACCTGGTCCAGAAGGACAAGAAGGCCCAGCAGGCCCAGCCGGACAAGAAGGCCCAGCTGGCCCCGCTGGCCCCACTGGCCCCACTGGTCCCACTGGCCCCGCAAACGCAGCAACAGGTTTGGGCTCAGCGAAGCCGGCTGCATCAACCAAGGGCGATGGGTTTCAATATTTTGCGACGGACGAAGAGGTCGTGTACATTAAACAGGGCGCAACTGGTGGTGGTTCATGGGCTCCACTAGCGTTTACTGACATTCCAAGACTGGTCGAGGGCCCAGGAATTTCTCTAAACGAGCTTCCTGGCGGTAATGACATCGAGATTTCAACCCAACTTCAAGATATTGTTGCCGGCAGTGGGGTTGAGATTTCCGGCGCAGAAACAAAGACCATTCAAAGAGCAAAACTCGGGCAAGAACATATTGAGACCGCTGGAACCCAAACGTTAACTCCGCCGGTTGGCGCCACGGCATATTACTTTGAAATTGTTGGGGGCGGCGGTGGTGGAGGAAGCGGCCGACGAGGAGCAGCATCTACTACTAGAGGTGGCGGTGGTGGCGGCGGCGCAGGAGGATTCCTTTCTGGCGTCGTTAGAATCGATCCGTTATTCCCGACAGTTAAAGTGACCGTCGGTGCGGGGGGTGCTGGTGGGGCGGCCATTACAACCGACGACACAAACGGCGCAAATGGCACAGACGGGGGTGTTACGTCTATTGGAGACCCAACGTTTACAACACACGCCGTCCCAGGAGGCACCGGTGGCGGTGGAGGAAGCACCACTAAAGGTATCGGCGGCGGCCAAAACGACAATGGCGGCCTGTTAATCATTGCTAAACCAAACGAAGGTGTGATTGGTAGAAGCGGTGGTGCGCAAGATGCTGCAGAAACCTTTGCGTTTGGTCCTGGAGTGTATATTGCTTCGGGAGTTCCTTCGCCTGTGAGTTTGAAGCTGCTCTACACGCAGTTCAATCTTATATTTTCTGCTGGCGGCGGTGGTGGGCTAACCTCAACAAACACCGTCTCTGCTCCGGCGCAAGCGGCCTTGCTTGGTTCACCTTCATTACGCACCCCAAAGTATGTGCCCGGGGCAGCCGGAACTGCTGGTGCTAAGAACGCTGTCGATCCTGCGCTTTATCCTTTCCCTTCATATGTTGTTAGTGGCTTTGGTTGCGGTGGTTCGGGTGGGTACCCCTCCTCTGATTCCGCAGCAGGCAACGGTTCTGCCGGTTCTGTTCGTGGTGGCGGTGGAGGCGGCGGCGGCGCTTCTCTGAACTCATATTCGTCTGGCGCCGGTGGCTCTGGAGGTACCGGGTACGCAAGGATTGTTTGGCTATGACCATACCGGCTAATGCATACACAGCAGTTACTGGCAATAGTAGAACTGGAACTGGTGGAACAGTATATTGGCGAACGCCTCTATACGACTACATGCTTGTCACTCAGTTAGACTGGAAACCCGTTATCTGGAGGAGAGTTCGTTCAACCGGGGTCATGACATCGAAAGACCTCTCCTCAACTGTTATTGGGCTTGTTAATGTTACCGACTCTCACTGCTGCGTATCTATGGGTGTTGACCCCGACGGCTATATTCATGTTAGCAACAATACCCACGACACAAAGATGCGGCGTATTGTTAGTAATTCCCCGTACGATATTACAAGTTGGACCGAAGCTCCTAAGATACCTAAGCAGGCTAAGATATTTACTAACTTGGTTGAGAATGGTGTTGTTGAACTAAACACTGACGGTTGGTCGGCGTTAGATTCTAGATTTACATTAAGCTCAACGACCCATGGGTATGGTTGGGGCAGTTCTGTCTCTAGCGACCCGGCATGTAAAGCGGCCTTGTTGACCAGAACGTCGTCGTCCCCAGATACTTCTGTTGGGGCTGGCGTTATTAAACGGATTAACGGCGCAAACTTTACGGCTACTGCCGGAGAGAAGTATTGGGCGTCGCTTTCTATGCGTTGTTATTCCGAAATCGGCCCAGTCAACTACAAGTTATGGATCGTCTTCAGGAACTCCGGTGGCACTGAGTTATCTAGAGTAGTTTCTGCGACACAATCTGGCTCAAGCTCGATTTTGTGGTATCGCTGTTTCATAGACGGCGTAACGGCCCCAGCAAACACGGCCTATATTTCGTTGGAGTTTCTCGGAGAGAAGCAAAGCGGAAATTCTGTTGCCGGAACTTCGATGATGGCGGACGGAGCAATGTTATTCACGACGACTGGCGATGGGCCTTCCGATATTGTCTATAGGGACGGCGCATACAATGGTGGTGAACAGGCGAGTTGTTGGGTTTGGAATGGAACCCCGTACGCCTCTACCTCAACTGGGCCGCTTGAGACGGTTGGGTATGCTGGCATAAATATGTTGGCATACGACAAGTATCAATGTTTTAGTGATGGGTCGCTTCTTCTTACCGGGGCTCAACCGATTTACCCAAATAATCCGGTTGGTCGACGGTGGTCTGCATGGATTAAAGAAGCTGGCGATACAAATTTTAAACCGTTTGTTGGTCTAGACGGAATTCTAGGCACGTTGCCGCCAGTGAGGGTACTTCAAGGTGCCCCATATTCGGTATCCAGCTATGGGAATCCAGCCAACGACATTAGCATTCCAGATAGAACATATATTCCTGGAATAGCCATTGACAAGCACGATGTCGTACACGCTTTTGGCTGGTTCCGTCTGAAGACCTCTGAGACCCATGGAAAACTTTGGTACATACGGTCATCTGATAGAGGGGCGACGTGGGAAAGTATTGATGGTGACCCAGTAACAATTCCGTTAGAGTACACCGCCACCGCTAATCTTTTGTGTAAACCAGCTGGCCAAGAAGTAAGTATTTCTGTCGGCGGGTCTGTGCTATTTGATAATGACGGGCGCCCTGGATTTATTGGCTCTGGACCGACGGTTGGTAGGGTTCTTATCCAGTGGGATGGCACCCAATGGGTTAAGACGAATCTTGGTACTTGGAACGTTGTCCCTACTGGGGCTTACGTATCCGGTAGACTAATGTTATTCGGAAATCGGCAAGTTGACGGCGTGGCGACACATGTTGCGCATGACCCAAACACTGGAGCAACGATTAGACTTGGTGCCGCCGTCAATGGCACACCAGATGGAGACTATCAGTTCGAAAACCAACCAGTTTATCAAGGCGTTTGTGTTCATGCTGGGGGGCTTGACGCCGTTGGGAATTACGTTTACACAACGTGTCTTCCGAATGGTAATAGCCCAAGAATTGTGTCATATGGTAATAATGCTCGCTCGTTACGACTTTAATAATTAGGAGTTTTTATGGATCAGATCGTCATTCATAGAGGGAGAACCGTTGTTGTCCCTGTGTCGGTTTCATACGACTTGACCGGAAGCACGATCACAAGCGATATTAGGAAAACAAGGAAGGCGTCCTCAGATCTGATTGCTTCTTGGGACGTTTCGTTTGTTACAGACGGCTCCGACGGTGACTTCTTACTGAAGCTTCCGCATGGAACAACAGCGCCAATCACAGACGAAATTGGCTACATGGACATTAAACGAATAATTGGTGGGGAGCCAACGAACATCATTGACGCCCCGATTCAAGTGGTGTTCGTGGATGCGATTACACACTAGGGGCTCAAAATGGTAGACACACATGTCGTTACAGCCGTTGCGTTGTCATCTAGCTTTATTAGTAGCATCACAACAATTGCCGTAAAAAAGCTTGTATCCCCAGAATCTAGGAACGAGCTGGCTAGGATTGGCAACGAGTTCGCTGAACAATTGTTAAAAGAGGCTCGTTGTGAACGAGAAGAACTTCGAGCAACCATATCTGAGTTGGAGGGCGTTCTCGTTGCGAATCATGAGACAATTACTAAACTAAGACATATTGCCTACGAAAAAGATCTAGTGATTCAAGAACTAGAATCCCGTAGATTTAATGTGGCACTGAAACTTAGAAACGGCCAAACCGTAACAGCAGAAGACGTATTCGGGGAGAAAGTGCCCATAGAATTCCATAAAAACAACGACGCACCGTCGAAGGAGATTTAAGCGGCATGGACGAAGATTTTGGCGATAAAGAGGTCCCAACCGATCTCTTAGATTTATTTGTGGCCCTAGATGAGGTTGGGGTTACACCGGATGAATTTAAGGAAGCTTTAAATAAGGACGGAGCAGCACCAGATGACAACTTTAACCCGTAGGCAAGAATGGGGCGCTAGGCCGCCGAGGTCTCGTGTCGTTGGGAATCTATCTTCGTTTACAACTGGGCATTGGAATGGGCCTAAGGTAACCGTTAATGGAAGAACTTCATGGGATCATTCTCACTGCCCAAGGCTTGTTCGTGGTATTCAGAACTTTCACATGGATGGGCGAGGGTGGGTAGACATTGCTTATAACTTCGTGGTTTGCCCTCACGGCAGCATATTTGAAGGACGAGGTTTTAACGTCTGTAATGCCGCCAATGGAACGAATACCGGTAACAAGACAAGTCATGCGGTGATGTGGCTGTCTGGGCAAGGTAACCCATTTACTGAACAAGAGAAACTTGGGTTTATTGGCGCCGTAAAGCTGATTTCTGAAAACACCACCGCTCCATACAAAGCGATTGGCCATCGGGACCATAAAGCAACCGACTGTCCTGGTGATGAGCATTATGCATGGATTAAGGCTGGATTTTCTGAGAGCATCCCCCCAAAGGTTTCTCACCCAACACTAAGGCTCGGGTCCACCGGTCCAGCAGTTACCGATCTCCAGAGGATCATCCTCTACAAGGCTGGTGGAGGAATTGTTGTAGATGGTGTTTTTGGCCAGCAGACAAAAGCCAGAGTACTTGATCTGCAACGCTTGTTCGGGTTGACCCAAGACGGGATCGTCGGGTCAAAGACTTGGGCTGTTTTAGAGTATCTTGACAGCAAGTAAGAGCTAAGGAGGTGTTGCTGATGGCTAGTAAGCCGCAAGAAAGACGACGAATGCGGCCAGCAACGTCTCCAGAGCAACGAGAATTACAGTTGATGTCCCTTGCGACAGACCTTGCTGAGAAACAGCTTATAGAAGGAACTGCCTCCGCACAAGTCATAACTCACTATCTCAAAATGGCATCGTCTAGAGAGCGACTTGAGCAAGATCGCCTACAAAGAGAGAATCTTTTACTAGAAGCTAAGGTTGAACAGATTGCTTCTGGAAAGAGAATCGAAGAGTTGTATGAGGATGCGCTGCATGCCATGAAGACATACACCGGTCGAGAGGAAGCATCTTTTGAAGATTTTGAAGTATTCGACGATGATTGAGCTACCAACATTTTCTGATCGGGTAGAGTATCTTCGTTTGTCTGGTTATGTTGGAGAAGACACGTTTGGGTTTGATCGATATTTGAACCAATCGTTTTACGATTCAAGGGAGTGGAAAGACGTTCGAGCCCACGTCATAACAAGAGATCTTGGTTGCGACCTAGCCATTGATGACCGGCCTATATTTCTTAGACCAATAGTCCACCACATGAATCCGGTTACAAAAGAAGACATCGTACGAAAGAATGCCGATATTCTAGATCCAGAGTATTTGATCTTAACCACTCATGACACACACAACGCTATTCACTATGGTATTGATATTTATGAACCGGCGGTTGTCACAGCGAGAACGCCTGGGGATACAAAACTTTGGTGAGGAGAAGGAATTATGGAAGACAGTATTCTATTAAGTACTAAAAGTGTCTTGAATCTTGATGTAGATTACAACGCTTTTGATTTAGACATCTTAACATATTTGAACATGGCGCTATCAACAGTGCAACAACTTGGCGCCGTTACAAACTCAGTAATCGTTAATGATTCAACCGCTACGTGGTCTTCATTAGAGTTACCTCATGAACAGCTCGCTCTCGTGAAGACGTATGTCATCTTGAAGACTAGACTTTTATTCGACCCCCCAACTGCGTCGTTTGTATTAGAAGCCTTTAGTAAGCAGATTTCAGAGTTAGAGTGGCGCCTGAATGTTAATAGAGAACTGGAGGTTAATGTATGACAGACGAACTTGTTCACTACGGCGTCCAAGGCATGCGCTGGGGCGTTCGTAAACGGTCTTCTGAAGAACGAATCAAGAGACAAGAAGACAAGAAGACCAAAAAATCAGAGGCCGAAGCAAAGAAAGTAGTTAGAGACGATAGGAAGAAGGCGTATAAAAACGCTTCGACTTTATCTGATAAAGAAATCGAAGACCGACTTCGCCGACTTCGTACTGAGAAAGAGTTCAAGAAACTTTCTCAAGAGTCGGTTGCTCCGGGCAGAACAGCAACGAAACTTATTTTAACAGACTCTGGGTCTAGGACAATGAAGCAGGTTGCTACTGGTGCTGGGGCGATTGCCGTCGGACTTGCGGTAAACAGGCTTGTGTCTAACCCAGACGCGTCTAGAAGCGCTAAGACGATGTTGAAGTTTGTTGGCGCCCAAGCTAAGTAAAGAAGTCTTGTTATGAGTCTTTCAAACACAGCAACACCATATTACTTCGGGTTGTTTAAGGAAGCGGTCCTCAGAGGAGACATACCAGTAAATCGGGAAATCTCTATGGAGATGAATCGAATAGACGCTTTGATTGCAGATCAACGATATTACTACGATGATAAAGCGATCTCCGGGTTTGTAAAGTTCTGTGAGCTTGAGTTAACACTAACCGACGGTAGCGACCTATATTTGTTAGACTCATTCAAGTTGTGGGCCGAACAAGTTCTTGGTTGGTATTACTTTGTTGATAGAGAAGTGTATGATCCGCATCTGAACGGCGGCGCCGGTGGCTATACGGTCAAAACAATTAAGAAACGATTGACAACAAAACAGTATCTCATCGTTGCCAGAGGCGCGGCTAAGTCCATGTATGAGTCAATCTTTCAGGCATATTTCTTGAATGTTGACACGACAACCACGCATCAGATAACTACGGCCCCAACAATGAAGCAGGCCGAAGAAGTGATGGGCCCTATCAGAACCGCCATTACTAGAGCCAGAGGCCCTCTGTTTAAGTTTCTAACAGAGCCGAGTCCACGGACAAACGCCTCTGGTTTTACGCACAAACAACCTCTAGCCTCAACAAAGAAGGGCATTGAGAACTTCTTAACTGGTTCTCTATTAGAGATTCGTCCAATGTCGATCAACAAACTTCAGGGCCTTCGCCCAAAAGTTGCCACGATAGATGAATGGTTGTCTGGGGACTTGCGAGAGGATGTTGTTGGTGCGGTTGAGCAAGGCGCATCGAAAGTCGACGACTATCTCATTCTGGCGACTAGTTCCGAGGGGACTATCCGGAATGGTTCTGGTGACACAATCAAAATGGAACTCGCTCAGATCTTACGTGGAGAGTATTCGGCGCCGCACGTTTCCATCTGGCATTACAAACTCGATGATATTTCCGAAGTGGCTCACCCAGAGATGTGGTTAAAGGCGAATCCAAATCTTGGTTTAACGGTTACATATGAAACTTACCATTTGGATGTGGAACGAGCCGAGAACGCACCCGCTGCCAGAAACGACATTTTAGCGAAGCGGTTTGGGATTCCAATGGAAGGGTATACGTACTTCTTCACATATGAGGATACGATACCGCATCGACCCAGAGACTACTGGCAAATGCCGTGTGCTTTAGGCGCCGACCTTTCCCAAGGCGACGACTTCTGTGCATTCACATTTTTATTCCCACTTCAGAACGGTTCGTTTGGGGTCAAGACCAGAAGCTACATTACAGAGTTGACGCTTCTAAAACTTCCAGGAGCAATGCGCCTCAAGTATGAAGAGTTTATTTCTGAGGGAAGTTTAGAGATTCTAGACGGGGCCGTACTTGACATGATGTCCGTATACGACGATTTGGATAGATTCATATTAGAAGCAGACTATGATGTTAGAGCGCTTGGGTTCGATCCATACAACGCAAAAGAGTTTGTCACTAGATGGGAAGCTGAGAATGGACCTTTTGGTATAGAGAAAGTTATCCAAGGGTCTAAAACAGAGTCGGTCCCGCTTGGAGAGTTGAAGATATTAGCCGAACAGCGAGCACTTCTGTTCGATCAATCTTTAATGTCGTTTGCTATGGGGAACGCTATCACTTTGGAAGACACTAATGGTAACCGAAAACTTCTCAAAAAACGAGCCGAAGAGAAGATCGACAACGTTGCCGCATTAATGGATGCATATATTGCGTTTAAACGACATAGAGAAGCCTTTGAATAGGGAGTTACAAATGAACTTTGACCACATTGAACACTACGGCGTCCAAGGTATGCGTTGGGGTGTTCGAAATGAATATAAGCCGTCAAGATCTGAGAGAAAAAGACAAAAAGCGCATTACAAAAAAACGAAGGCGGAGGCAAAAAGAGATATTAAAGAAATGCAAGCGCTAGAGAAATACCAGTATGGTTCCCAGAAATGGGAGGAAGCCGCGGTAAAGGGCCTAAATAGAGTAGAATCTGATGCCGTTTACAGAAAAGCCGTGATGGGGCAAGCTCGAAAACAAGCGTTCGCAAGGGCTGCCGTCACCACCGGGGCTGTGTTTCTTGGGCTCACATTATTGAGAAACGTTTAATTACCGCAATAAAAAGGAGGGCTTTTCAAATGAATTTTGATCACATCGAACACTACGGCGTTCCAGGCATGCGCTGGGGCGTTCGTAAACAAACGAAAATTAAAAGGGGCGAAAGAAAAGCTCTAAAGAAACAAAACAAGGCCTTTGACAAAGAAGTAAAAAGAGAACGCTTAGTTCTTAAAGGACTTGAAAAACGCCAGCAGGGATCGGATAAATGGAATTCCGCCAATAAAACGCATAATGATAGGATGGCTAATGATCCTCGTTATAACCGAACCGTGATGAATCAGGATTTTAGAAAGGCTCAACGACATAAGCGAATTAAGACCGGGGCAAAGTTTGTTGCTGCTGGTCTGGCGACAGCTGGTGCACTGAACGCAAAGAATAAGTTATATACTTCTTACGTTACTGGGGCCATCTGACCTAAAAGTTAAGAAGAAACTAAGTAAACAGCAGTACGGTTCCAGAAAGTGGGAGGAGGCAGTTAAAGATATGGAGTATAAGATTAACACCGTCCCCGCATATGAAAAAGCTCTCGTAAAACAATACAACAGAAAAACCGCTTTAACTACAACCGCTGTTACTGGAGCAGCTTTTCTTATGTATTCTGGCATTGCCATCGGAGCTACGAGACGGTAGATTATAGGGCGTAGTTCCGTTAACTTTAATTAAACAAGTCTTATAGAGTTAGAGGCCCTCACAAATGAATTTTGACCACATCGAACACTATGGCGTTAAGGCTATGAAGTGGTCACCATCTAGTAGATTGGCTGAGCTACATTGAGTATAACAGACAAAATCAAACGGGCCTGGAACGCTTTTAACGATCCATCGACCCCGCCGCTGTTCGGCGAGACATATGTCGCTGAGAATTCGCATAGACCAAGGCGTCTATTTCAAAATGACAGGTCGATGGTCTCTGCGATCTATACTAGAATCAGTATTGACGCTGCGGCGATTGATATTCGTCACATTGAACTCGATGATTCTGGAAGGTTTGCTAAAGATGCAGCCAGCGAGTTAAACAAAGCATTAACTTTAGAAACGAATCTCGACCAGACTCCCAGAGCGTTTCGTCAGGATATTTACATGACCCTCTTCGACAAGGGTGTTGCTGCAATTGTCCCGGTGGACACTTCCGTTGATCCAAACACAAACGAAGTTTTCGATGTTTATACTTTGCGTGTCGGCGAAATTGTTAGTTGGTACCCGAATCACGTAAAAGTTTCTGTTTATAATGAGAAACTTGGACGTAGAAAAGAAGTTTTAGTAGAGAAGCGGTTTGTTGGCATAATCGAGAATCCCTTATATTCGGTTATGAATGAGCCGAACTCAACGCTTCAAAGACTTATTAGGAAGTTGAGCTTACTTGATCTTGTTGATGAGCAGTCTTCATCTGGGAAGCTAGATCTCATTATTCAGTTGCCTTATGTAATTAAGTCTGAAGCTCGTCGTCAACAAGCAGAGAACCGTAGAAGCGAAATTGAGTTTCAGCTAAAGAACAGTAAATACGGCATTGCGTACACCGATGGTACAGAGCGGATTACTCAGTTAAATCGTCCGGTTGAGAACAATTTACTTAAGACTGTAGAGTATTTGACGACCCTTCTATATTCTCAACTTGGTCTAACTGAGTCGATCATGAACGGAACGGCTAGTGAACAAGAGATGCTGAATTACTACAATCGAACCGTCGAACCTGTGGTACAAGCGGTGGTTGAGGGGATGCAAAGCGCTCTTCTTGGCCCAACTAGAACTGCTAATAAAGAACGAATTAAATTCTATAGGGATCCGTTCAAGCTGGTTCCGGTGTCTAGTCTTGCGGAGATCTCTGACAAGTTTACTAGGAATGAGATCCTCACAGCGAATGAGGTTAGAGGATTTATGGGTATTGCCCCGGCAACAGATCCGAAAGCGGACGAGCTTGTTAATAGTAACATGCCGCAGCCTCCAGCACAAACTGGAATCCCAGTCGAAGAAATGGATCGTATTATGTCTGAGGTTCTAGACGGTCTTGGTAAGGACATCGATTCTGCTGTGGGAGGGAAGGATGTTCAGTGAAATTGAGCAGGGAGAAGAGTTTGTTTACTCATTTCTCAGCCACGGTTCATCTAGAGTTTATGATCCCGTAAAAGCTAGAGAGTACTATCTTAGAACAAGAGAACTAAAAGGTAGAAAGAACAGATCTTCTGCCATACTCGAAGCTAATAAACGCTTTGGTGGGTCTAGTAAGTTTAGTTCAAAAGACCGACAACAACTTTCTGAAGAGCATGCTAAAAAGAAAGAAAAACAAACGGCTCTTCGAGAAAAATTTTTAGAGAAACAGAAAGTTTTATCTAAGAAGATACACCGTGGAGTCGGATCGGCTATTAACAAGCGAGAGCGCCGTTCTCGTCCTAGTTCTAAAGATAATCAACGGGCGTTATCAAATCAAAGTAATACACGTTCGTCTGATAGATCCAAAAAGATAAAAGACAAAGAGCAGATTGGGGAAGAATTAAAAGCCACCGTTGATACAGCTCGTACAAAGTACAAGGAGCTAAGAGACGGGTTAGTTTCTGAGTACGAAGACAAGTATCAGAGTGAGTACGACGCTATTAAGGCCACGATGTCTAAAGCGTAGAAAGGAATTCAAAATGGAAGCAGATTTTAGAGGCTATGCTTCTAAGGCCGGCTTGAAGTGTGCCGATGGGCTTACTATTATGCCTGACGCATTTAAACACCAGAACAATATTCAAGTCCCATTGGTTTGGCAACACGGCCATAAAGATCCAGAGAACGTTCTCGGGCATGCAATCTTAGAGCATCGTCCCGATGGCGTGTACGCTTACGGTTTCTTCAACAAGTCAGCGAAAGCCGCCGCAGCTAGGGAATCCGTAGAGCATGGCGATATTAACCAGATGTCGATCTGGGCAAACGATCTTATTCAGCGCTCTGGCCGGGTCCTTCATGGGGCAATCCGAGAAGTTAGTTTAGTTTTATCTGGGGCAAACCCAGGAGCTGTTATTGAGCACGTTACTCTTCGGCACGCAAACGGTGATGAGAGCGAGCTGGACGACGAAGCTATTATTTATACTGGCCTTCCTTTAGAGGTTCTTCTTGAGGACCCAGACTATATTATGAGTCATTCTTCTGATAACGACGATGACGACGATGACGACGATGACGACGATGACTATGATGACGACGATGACGACGATGATGTCCTATATTACACCGAAGAACCCGTTTCCCATTCAAACAAGAAAGACAAAAAGGATACTGAAATGCCGCCTGAAGCTGAAGAAACTGTGCAGGATGTTTACGACACCCTCAGTGAGAAGCAGAAGACCCTTGTTCACTACCTCGTTGGCGAGGCCTTAGAATCCACCAAAGGCGGTTCCGCCGCACAAAGCGCCATGAATGGCGAGGAAGGTTACGATATGCGACACAACATCTTTGAGGAAGATACCTCCT